ACATCAATAGAACTTTATCTTGGCAGGAAGTACGGTGAAAATAGCCGAGAAATCAATCCTGTTGTTTGCGAGGTTACACATAAAGCAGAAGATGTAGAACAAGTAGATGTTGGTGACTTATTAATAGTACATCATAATACGCTTGTAAATGAAGCTACTGTAATAAAAAAAGACTACAGCGAGCAATCTGTTATAATGCCTATACTTGCTGATAATATGTTATATGCAAAGATAGATAAAGAAACCGGCGAACTAACTCCACTATATGGTAACTTTATAGCTGAAAGATTAGATGTAGTTAAAAAATCAATTATCATATTTGATGAAGGGAAAAAAGAAGAACTTAAATTTAGAATACTAGCAGCTCCTTCCGATTGTAATGATGTTGCTGTAGGAGATAATGTTATCTGTTATAAACTCAGCGATTACGAAATGGTATACAACTTTAAAGGTTCAGAAAAAAGAGCAATAAGGATATGGAAGGATGATATTCTTGCTGTTTATAACAAGGTGTAGTATATTTGGTAGATGGTAAAACCTCTATGCCAAATACTAGTAATTAACTCTTCAATACCGCATTGTGCTATTGTTGATATGAGAGATATATCTGAATTAAAGTATGAAAATTTTACATTACCTGGAGTATTTTTATTTTTTGATGGTAAGTGTAATCTTTATTCATTTGGATGTTCATATAACGATATTTTAACATTAGCATTAGAAAATTCAAAGTCTTCAAGTATATATGGGTATTATATAATAAAAGATCCCAAAAATAAATGTACTGAAGAACAGATAGATGAAATATACGATAGCATAGCATCAGGAGGAATACATATGCATATCGTAGGAAAAGAAATACAAATACCATTATACATAGGACTAAACTAAAAAACCATGAAACTTACCAAACTATTAATCGCACTATTAATTTCAGTAAACTCGTATTCTCAAAATCCATTATCACTATGGGATGCAGTATGGGATAACCCAATATTTGAAACTTGCAATACAGCAAAAGATGCAAACTATATGACACGAAGAGAAAAGGATGTTATATGGGTATTAAACTGTATGAGATTACATCCAAGTTTGTTTTTAAAAACTGTTATTTTATATTGGGATTATCCACCAAGATATTCAAATGTTAGAGAAAGAGAAGAGTATAAAAATTTAATTCCATATTTTAAAAATCTTCAACCAGTTGGTATTTTATATCCTGATAGTTTATATTATATAAGTGCAATGACTAGGGCAGAAGAATATCCATCACATAGAGGTCACTATAGAACAACTAAAAGAGGAATTGATAATAAATGTAATTGTGCAGAAAGCATTTCATATAACAGTTTTGAATCTATAGACATTGTAATGGATTTATTAGTAGATATTAATAACCCTAATTATGGACATAGAAGAATGTTAACAGACCCTGATTATTTAAAAGTAGGAGTTGCTACAAGAAAAGAAAACCCAGGATTTTTTATATCAATAATAGATTTTAGATAATGGAAGACTTAAAAAAAGAATTAATGCTTTATAAGCAAGATGGTATGTTTGCTTTATACTTTTCTTTGAATAGAAAGATAAACGAACTTTCAGCATCACTCAACTCATTTACATTAGACATTACTGCTGATGATAAGGGGTTTGATAGGTTTCAGAAACTTACAGCCTCTCTTAAAGACATGGTAGAGTCTACTAACTGGTTAAGAGTTAACTATTTAAAAATGGATGAGCAAGAGGCTAAAGAAGCTGAAAAGAAGGGCATACCATTAATAGAGCATTTAATTAAATCAAATAAGAATGAAAAGTAGAACTATAAAGCACAAGGGTATAGACATAACTATGAATATAGATATGGAAGCCTTGAGGCAAAAAATGATAGTTCCATTCAAAGAAGATATATCTGTACTACATAAAACTATATCTAGAAGAGATAGGTATATAAAGAAGTTACACGAACAGTTAAGGAATAGAGAAAATACTATGTTTGCTGTATACGCTTCCTATAAGATATACTTAGCTACAACAAAAGATATCAGTCTTAAAAGGTTATTGATTCTTAGTTATCTATATAATGCTGATTATGCAAAGCCTGAGATAATGACAAAGTATCTTAAACAAATTGGTGTAGGAGGTACTTGTAGTCCAAAAGATACAAAAGGGCTTGAGGAATTAAGATATATAAAGAGGTCAGGAAATACTAATTTCTATTACATAACTGATGATGGGAAACAAAAGATAGATGCTATACACAAGTTAGTTCAATCAAGCATGATTTATTTCATGCAAAATAAGAAGATAAGGAATGTAAAAAATGTAACTAGGTACGGAGAAAGTAATAGAAAAAGCTGCTTTTCAGATGAGCAAAAAGAAGCTAGACGAGTATGGTATAGAAAAATGATGTTACCATTTTGGGAATCTAAAATGAAATCAATCCCAAAAGATAAAGAATATAGAGTACGTATATTATCTAATTGGATACAACTTCAGCACAATGAAGGCAAAGAAATAGACCCATTATATACACAATACTTAAGTAAATGGAGTTTAATGTAATTAAGCGTTAGCAGCAGTAACAATAGCAGCAACAGTTTCTACAACACCATAAACAGTTGGTACTCCAGATCCATTATTAATTTGTATAGTTGAATTTAATACAGGATTTGCATTTGTAGTAGCAGGTGTAACAAATTGACTAAGATAGTTAAATGTAACAGTTCCTGAAACAGATGTTCCTATTTTGTTTGATGGAGCAGTTCCTATTAAACCAGAAGTTCCACCTACAATAACTTGATATATAGAACCATTAGAATTTACTATTGCTCCTTCTCCATATACTGTAGAAGCTGCAAATGCAGGAGCAGATCCTATACCAACAGATGTTGAAACATAGGCTGTAGCAATAATATTGGCAGTAGACATTGCTATTACTTTAGAAGAAGCAAGTCTTAATCCATCTATTTCATATACTGTTAACGATATAAGGTTAGCCATAAATAATTATTTTTATATAACAAAGATAATTAAATTTGTGTATGAAAAAGAAAAAAAAGAAAAAGACGGCATTTTTTTACCAAAACTACCCTATGCCATTCATTGGAGATGATAAAACTTCAGCCTCTTCAACGGTAGGTTCTAAAAAAGGTGGAGCATTAGAAGCTGGTAAACCTAACATATCTAAATAAAAATTGTTACATTTGTTAAAATAATTGTAATATGGACTTTTCAAGAATGGATGAATTGTTGCAGATGCACATGGATAAACCAAGCCAAAAGAGAAAAAAGGACTATGGTTTAAAAATTGCAAAAGGAATCTTCAGCAGCGCAGACAGAAACTCAGATGGTTTTTATGGCAAAAGATACCGCCAATGGAGAGCTAATAGAGAATTCAGTTATGGTACAAATAGTACTAAAGAATTCATGGATTTAATGAGGATTGAAGGAAATCAATCTTATATTAACATCGACTGGACTTCAATAAAAATAGCCCCAAAGTTTGTTGAAATACTTCTTGGACAATTTATGTCTAGAAGAGAAGAGCCATCTGTCAAAGCTGTTGACGACAATAGTTTAGATGCTAAAGAAATAGAAAAACAAGAAGCTAAGTTTAGAATGGATAATAAAGCAGAGATAGAGGATTTCGAAGCTTTAGTTGGAGATAAAATTGAATCTCAGAAATTTATACCTGAAGATGATGAAGAATTAGCTTTATATTTTGATCTTGAATATAGACTTCCGGAAGAAATATTATTTGAACAAAAGATTAAAAAAGTTTTAGAAGATAATGATGCAAATGTTCTTAAAAGACAATTATTAAGAGATATTATAGACTGCAATCTTGCCGTAACAAAACTTCATTTTGACGCAAATAAGAATATCAGAATAAGAAGGTGTAAGCCTGAGAATATGATATATAATGTATTTGAGTCTGATAATGGTAAAGACATCTCTTACATTGGGGAAGTATATCCAATGAAAATAGCAGCAATAAGAAGAAAATACAATTTAGATGAAGAGACTCTTTTTAAAATTGCACAAAAAGCTTCAAGAGAGCTTAAACGTAGTGAGAATCTATACTGGAGAGATTCTTATAAATACACAGAACTTAGACCATATGACGACTATTCTGTGTTGGTTTTCGACTTTGAGATAAAAAGCACAGACGTAGAGTTTGCTGTTAAAACAGAAAATCAATTTGGAAACTTATTGGTAGTTCAAAAACAAGGAAAACCTGTAGCTGCTCCTGGAGGACAAATTAATGGAGAAGTTCTTGAGTCTAAAAGAATGAATATTTATAACGGTATTTGGGTTGTAGATACTGATATTATATTGAAATGGGATATATCTGAAAATATGATTAGACCATATCAAAACGGAGTAGATGCTTTTTTTAACTATTCTGTAGTTTGTCCTAATGCAAATGGAAGCTTAGTTCCTTCAATGATTGAGAAAGCAATGGGGCCAATTAGGCAGATGATTGTTATTAGATTAAAAATGCAACAATTAATAGCTACTATGAGACCTGATGGTTTTGCGGTAGATATTTCAGGATTAAGAGATGTAGATTTAGGGCTTGGTAATACGACTGATCCACTTAAGTTGATGCGTGTATATGACCAAACAGGTAGAGTATATTGGGATTCAACAGGAGATGATGGTGAAAGAAAAGCAATGCCAATTAGTGCTATTCCATCTAATGCTAATATAGCTCAGCTTAATACCCTTATAGGACAATATAATTTTGAGTTAGAAAGGCTTAGAGAAGAAATGGGAATATCTGAATTTAAAGATGCCTCTAGTATTCCTGTAAAGACTGGATTAGGAGTTATGCAAAATGCAATAACAGCTTCTAATAATGCTACTGAATATATATATGACGCTTACTCAATCTTAATGGAACAAACTTGTCAAAAGATTTCTATGATGATTTGGGATTTAGTTGTATTTAAAGCATCTAAATTTAAAGAGTTTAAGGGTTATGACATGACTTTAATTGATATGGAGTTTGATGTTAAAGTTAAATTATTGCCAGATGATAAAGAAAGAGCTGAGTTAATACAATCTATGAATATTGCATTACAATCAGGGGCTATTACATATGAGCAAGCATTTAAAATTAAACATATAGATGACATAAAGTTAGCTGAATTGTATTTGTCTAAATCAATGAAAAGGGCAAAAAAAGAAGCAATGGAAGCTGCTCAGATGAATTCTCAGATGAATGCTCAAATTCAGCAAGAATCTGCTCAGTTAAAAATGCAACAAGATGCTCAGTTATTTAATTTAGAATCTCAAGGTAAAATAGCTATAAATCAGAGTAAAGGGGATAATGATAAAGATATTGAGTTATTAAAATTTGCTTCAACTATGTATGCTTCTGCTTTTAGTAGTGGAAGAGAGTTGCCGGATAATTTAAAACAAATTGTTGATGGTATCCTTGGATCCGCTGTTGAGGAGAAATTACAGAAGCAGCAAATTCAAGCTCAACAAATAAATCAAGAGCAACAACAAATGCAAGCACAAGAAGAAGGAGCAGTATCAGAAGAAGAAGCTATTGCACAAGAAGAACAGCAACAAGAAGAGCAAATACAAGAAGAACAATAAGAATATAGTAACTCAAATAATACAATTTTTTTTTATTTAAAGAATATTTGTATGTTTGTGTGTAATTTTAGGACAAGTAAATCCCAAAAATAAAATATAACATGGAATCTCAAGACATTATTCAAGAGTTCGCTAATAAGCAAACCACAGAAACACCAACAGAATCTACAGACATTTTGCAAGAATATGTAAATAGTCTAAATGTAGAACAAAAGGAAGAAGTTCCTGAAGTAATTGAATCAGTAGTTGAAACAACAGTTGAGGCTGATGTTCCACATGAAACAGTTGAAACAGACAACTTAGTGGAATTAAGTATAACTGAAGATGAAACTCAACAGTTAGAAGAAGATGAAGTTTTAGATGAAAGCGATTTCATAAAAACAAGGACAAATGGAAAGTACTCATCTTGGGAAGAACTAGAAGAGCATATAAATAAAGAGAAAGAAGTAGAAAAGTTAGGTGAGTTTGAGAATGAAACTTCAAGAGCTATTTATAATATGCTTGCTGAAGGAAAGATAGCTGAGGTTACAGAAATATTACAAAAGAAAGCATTTTCAGATTCTTTAAAAGATAAGACAGATGAAGATGTTTTAAAAGCATATATAAAACAAAAGAATCCTGATTTTGATTCACAAGATATAGAGGATGAATATAATGAAAAATATTCACTTGATGAGCTTGAATTCGATGATTCAAAATTAAGAAGAGAACAAAAAAAATTAAATAATCGTATTAAAGGAGATGTTTCTGAAGCAAAAGAGTACTTTAGTAAGGTATCAGAAGAAATAAAATTTCCTAAATATGAGGCTAGCAATCAGGCTGAAGAGACTGTTAATACTGAAGATGATTCTGAATTGCAAGCTGAGAGAGATAAGTTTTTATCTTCTCTTAATGAACTTAAAGATAATGTTAGCTCTCTTCCATTTAGTTGGAAGGATGAAAAAACAAATATGTCAGTTAATGGTAAATTTGAAATTCCTGCGCAGGAGTTGACAAAGTATCATAAAGGGGCAGAAAATTTAGAAGGGTAT